CTAAGAAGTTTACAGGCACTGGTCACGCCCAAATTGACGAGACTGTCCTGGGTGAACTAAACTATCCAGAAGCCCAGAAGCTTGCAGATTACTTCTTGCTTCAGAAGCGCATCGGACAGCTTGCAGAAGGCCCACAGGCGTGGCTAAAGCGTGTCGATGATGATGGACGCATAAGACATCAAATAGTGTCCTGTGGGACCGTCTCAACACGCGCAGCGCACAGGTCTCCTAATTTGGCCCAGGTGCCAAAAACAGGACTGAAGTTTGGCAAGGAATGCCGTGAGCTTTTTACGGTTCCAGACGGGTGGTCACTAGTAGGATCTGACTTGTCTGGTCTCGAGCTTCGATGCCTAGCGCACTACCTTAAAGACGACGGCATCTATGCTGACCAGATCCTCCAAGGTGATATTCATACGTACAACCAAAAGGCGGCTGGGCTTGCTACGAGAGATCAAGCGAAGACCTTTATCTATGCGACAATGTACGGTGGAGGTGACCAGCTGATCGGTAAGATTGCTGGTGGTGGTGCCAAACGTGGCAAGGAACTAAAGGCGGCATTTAACAAGAACATTCCAGCCTTTGCACAACTACAGAACGGATTGAGGTCAGCCTTCGAGAAACGTGGCTACCTTAAAGGTCTTGATGGTCGACACTTGATGATCAGGTCAGAGCACAAGCTGCTCTCACAGCTGCTTCAGTCAGCTGGTGCCATCATCTGTAAACAATGGGTCGCCCTGTGTGACCGAGAAATCAACCTAAAGCTAGGACCCGAACAGGCGTACATCGTCGGATGGATACATGACGAGATCCAGGTCGCTTGCAAAACAGAAGAGGTGGCAGAGCATGTCGGTAATATCGCTAGACGAATGGCGAAAGAAACAGGAGAAACTCTCAAAGTTAACCTCCCCATCGAAGCAGAATATTCCGTGGGAAGAACTTGGTCTGACACGCATTGAGCAGAACGAGCAGATCGAAGACTTCCTACTGACGTACACAACGCTCGATAGAGCTTGGAGAAAGCCATTTACGGTCTCCAGTAAGTTTGCCAGGGAAGGCGCATTCTACGTCGCCCTGTGTGCGTCTGAGGGATGGATCACCACAAAGATAGATGAAGAAACCTGGGGTACTCGTTGGTCAATCAGCGAGTATGGCATGGGTGTAAAAAAGGAGCTTAACCGTGTTCTTAGAGACATTATTGAATCATTCCAACGACCAGGACCAGACAGTTCTACTCATTGACGGCGATTTGTATTTATATCGAGCAGCTGCCGCCGCTGAAGAGGAAATCGATTGGGGCAATGACGTCTGGTCGCTGATGTCAGATCTTAAGGAAGCCAAGCGCATCTTTGTGACAACTGTCGTCGACATTTGTGAGGCACTTGATTGCTTCAACGTCGTCGTCGCATTTAGCGACCAGGATAACTTCCGTCACGACATAGATCCCACGTACAAGGGAGGCCGTAAGAAGGTCAGGAAGCCTGTAGGATACCGAGAGCTAGTCAAGTGGGCAAAGGAGCGCTATAGGTCTCACACTGAGCCACTGCTTGAGGCTGATGATGTCCTGGGCATCTGTGGCTCGGCCCCTGGCTTTGATGTCATCATGGTCAGTGACGACAAGGATCTTAAGTCGGTCCCTGGATCACTCTATCGCCCTATGACGGGTGAGTTCTCAACAATCAGCCAACAGCAAGCAGACAAGTGGTTCCTAAAGCAAGCCTTGATGGGCGACATCACAGACGGCTACGGTGGTTGCCCTGGCGTCGGTGAGAAGACAGCTGATCGTATCTTAGCAAAGAACCCGACCTGGAACGCTGTCGTAAACGAGTACTCCAAGAAATCACTGAGCCATGACCACGCATTAGTCCAAGCACGTCTCGCCAGGATACTTCGATACGAAGATTGGGACGAAGAAAACCAACAAATAAAACTGTGGACACCACCACAATCACCAAGAGGGAGAGCAAGCAATGACAACAACAAAGTGGCCTAGCTGCAAACCACCGAAAGGTAAGTGCATGAGCGAAGAGCACATACTGACCTGGTGGGATTATTACGTAACTGTCACAATGGCAGAGAACGACATCCACATGAAGCAAGTAGGCAAGGCTACGTTTCATGACATCGAAAGAGCGAAAGCAATCGGCAAGAAGGGCGGTCAGGGACACCACACAAAGGGCAAGTACTTCGAAGCAGCGAAGAAGCGTAAACCAAAGACACCAACCTGGAACAGCTATGTCCACAATGCGTAGCCGTAAGAAAGACCAGGTAAAAAGCCCCAGCCATTACACCAGGTGGGCAATCGAGCCCATTGTGTACATCATGCGAAACAACTTCGAGTTCTGGCGTGGCAACGTCGTGAAATACGTTAGCCGCGCTGGGTCCAAGATGTACGACGGGCAAGACATAACTCAATCAGAAATCACAGATCTAAAGAAAGCTATACGCTACTGCGAAATGCGTATTAATCAACTTGAAGGGAAAGAACCAAATGACATCGAGTAAGAACACTATCGACCTACCAACAGACTACCAGAGCTTTATCCATGCTAGTCGTTATGCACGTTGGTTGCCTGAGTTAAACAGGAGAGAGACCTGGACCGAAACGGTTGATAGGTATGTCGGCAATGTGATTGCTCCAGCGTTACATTCAACGGATCTATCTTTCGATGAGATCTATGAAATGCAAAATAAGCTACGCAGTGCAATCCTCGAACAGAAGGTAATGCCATCGATGCGCTGCTTACAGACAGCTGGACCAGCCCTCGAGAGAGACAACACCGCTGGTTACAACTGTAGTTACACTCCCGTCGATCACACAAGAGTATTTGACGAGGTCCTATACATCTTGATGTGTGGAACGGGAGTGGGCTTCTCAGTCGAGAAGAAGTACGTCGATGCTTTGCCAGTGATCCCTGACTTCTTACTTGAGAAAGACATTAAGATTGCAGTGGAAGACAGCAAGGAAGGATGGGCTGATGCATACCGTCAGCTAATCGAGGAGCTTTACCAGGGCAGCATATGCTCCTGGGATGTGTCTAAGGTTAGACCTTACGGAGCACGTCTGGAGACCTTCGGTGGTCGCGCTAGTGGCCCTGGACCCCTGGTTGCACTCTTCGAGCATACAGTAGACATCTTCCGAGGCGCAGCTGGTCGTAAACTTAAGCCCGTCGAAGTGCACAGTATGATGTGTAAGATCGGTGACGTCGTTGTCAGCGGCGGTGTACGACGGTCAGCTATGATCAGCCTCAGCGACCTAGACGACACAGAAATGAGAGACGCTAAGTCAGGCGAGTGGTGGATTAATAACCCACATTACAAGCTGTCAAACAACTCAGTGGCATACGAAGGCAAACCAACTGCCCTGGAGTTTATGGGTGAGTGGGCTGCACTAGCTGCCAGTGGCTCAGGTGAGCGTGGTATCTTTAATCGCAAGGCTGCACAGTGGAAGTGCGAAAGAGAGAACAAGCGTGATCATATGTGGGAGTTTGGTACTAACCCATGTTCCGAGATTGTGTTGCGAGGACAGCGCATTAAACGAGTGTGGGATGCTACCAACGATCAGTGGGAAACTTATGGAGAGGTAGGCACAGGAGGTCAGTTCTGCAACCTGACAACTGTCGTCGTCAGAGCAGATGATGACGTCGGAACACTAGCCGAGAAGATACGTCTAGCAACCATCCTAGGAACCATCCAGGCGACCAAGACACACTTCCCGTACCTTCGTGATTGCTGGCGCAACAACACTGAGGAAGAAGCTCTGCTCGGCGTAAGCATGACGGGCATCCGAGACAACAAGATACTCAGTGGTCGCACTAAAGAAAACCTACCTCAGGTACTAACGCAGCTACGCATGCTAGCTGAGACAACCAACAAGGTTTGGGCTGGACGTCTAAAGATTAATCAGTCGGCAGCTGTCACTTGTATTAAGCCAGAAGGAACCTCAAGTCAGCTGACGAACACATCTGATGGTATCCACGCTCGACACAGTGAGTATTACATACGGACTGTCCGAGCAGACAACAAAGATCCTATCACTAAGTTTATGGTTGACCAGGGCATCCCATGTGAGCCTGACATCACGGCTCCTGACACTACAACTGTCTTTAGTTTCCCTGTTCAAGCACCAAAAGGATCAGTCACTAAGAGTGACGTCAATGCCATCGATCAGCTAGAATTGTGGCTGATGTACCAGCGTTACTACTGTTCGCACAAACCCTCAATTACGGTTGATGTTGCTGATGAGGAGTGGCCTGGTGTCGGAGGATGGGTCTACGATCACTTCGACGAGATGTCTGGCGCAGCGTTCTTACCTAAGTATGAGCACACATATAAACAAGCGCCGTACCAGGACGTCGACAAGAAGACATATGACGCCGCCCTGGCTAAGATGCCTAAGCACATTGATTGGGATCTCCTGGCAGACTACGAGTCAGGCGACACAACCAAAGGTAGCCAGACCCTGGCTTGCACTGGTGGTGTCTGTGAGATTGTAGACGTCGAAGCAGCATGACTTGAAGTCTTCAGTGGTGTTTATTATGTATGCCCTATGACAAAACAACATAAAGACTTTATAGCTGCACATAATGAGATGCTGAAGACTGCATCATCAATACAAGAGAAACATAAGATTGAGCACTTCCCGAGTAGTGGGTCAGACCTACGTAAAGTTAGAAGTGAAATGGTCAAACGTTTTGTTCAGACACAGATGCAAATGGAATTGCAGATGTATTGGGACAAGAAAGAGTGGATGCTCGACAGTGACCTTTGGGCGTTCGTTGGAGCTTCTCGAGAACGTACTGCTATCTTTCATTTGTTTAACTTAGACGGTAAGCCGCACGGCTGGACTGTCAACATGGTTAGCGAGTATCTCAAGCGTGATCGATCAGCTGTCAGTCGAGATCTGACAGAGTGTCACACTTTAGGTTATATTGTACGCAACAAAAAGCCTGGTAAACAGCGGTTTTACTTACCGACAGAGCGTCTGTTGAACAACGGAACTTGGTATGCTGAGTACTACGTAGAACTTAATTTATCTATGGAAAATGAGAAACATAGACGCTTGTTCTTTGACTACAGGAAAGCAGAGCGGCAAGCTCTCGGTAAATAGCTTAAAGCTATGTAAATATGACAGTCTATCACATTGTATCAGTGTGACACATGTCTTACATTTATTATATTCTAAGAATAAG